CTTTCTTGAATATATCTGGCTTGATGGATCATATCCGCAAAATCTTAGATCTAAGACAAAAATTGTTTATGCTAAAAGTGAGGATAAAATAAAAATTTCAAATTGGAATTTTGATGGATCTTCAACCGGACAGGCTATTACTTCAGAATCCGAATTAATTATTGCTCCAGTATCCCGAAAAGTTAAATATAAAGATCCATTCCGAGAGAATGGATTTTTAGTTATGTGTGAAGTATATAATTTAGATATGAGTCCACATGTCTCAAATACTAGGTCTAAATTGTATGATCTGACCCAGACAAGCGATGAGGCGAATGGGTGTATGTTTGGATTTGAGCAAGAGTATATAATATATGATAGGAATACGGATAGGCCACTGGGATGGCCTAAAGATGGATTTCCCAAACCACAGGGGGACTATTATTGTGGAGTTGGTGGTGGTAATATTTCAGGTAGGAATTTTGTTGAACAACATACTAAATTTTGCTTAGATATTGGACTTGATTATGGTGGTACTAATGCTGAAGTTATGCTTGGTCAATGGGAATATCAAATTGGACCAGTCTATGCAGCTGACGGATCAGACCAACTTTGGATATCAAGATGGGTTTTACAGAGACTTTCTGAATTATATAATTATAGAATTGAATTTCATCCAAAGCCACTTGTTGGTAAAGATTGGAATGGTAGTGGTATGCATGTCAACTTTTCTACTAAAGAGATGAGAGACGATATGGACAACAAAAGAGATTTATCTATAAAGGCATGTGAGTTGTTATCAGAAAGAGTAGATGATCATATTAAAGTATATGGTAAGGATAATGATCTTAGACTAACTGGAGATAATGAGACATGTTCAATACTTGATTTCAAGTGGGGAATTGGTGATAGGACAGCTTCTATAAGAATACCATCGTCAGTATCTGATACTACAACACCTGGATATATCGAAGATCGGAGACCAGCTTCTAATGCAAATCCATATGATGTTTGCTTTATGTTAATAGAGACTATTGTTTTCACAAATACTTTCGAAAAGAAAATGCATTTTGATCAAGAGTCAAGTATTTAGAATTTCTAAATACTATAATCCAATATATAATTCTTTTGAAATAAAGATTTTTTATATATATGGTTGAAAAATAAATAAATATATGTCATCTTATAATCCGACCAATTCCCAAGAAAATTATCAGTTTATGAATTCAGCTGTTGAAAACAAGGGTTTATTTAGCCGAATTTTACGAAATTTATCTTCGTGGGGTATGAATTACGATGATATGATCCTAAGAAACCAAATTGGAGTTGGTGTCAACGAAGATCCATATTCTCAACAAGGCAATTCGATGTATGATTTCTTCAGTCGAAGGGCTGTTGCCTCTGTTTTGAATAAGAAATCAATACCATATCTTGATAGATCATATCCCGATAAAAGAAGAATTTTAAGAGAATATTCAATTAAAGATGAGATAAGAGATTTTATCTCAATTGTATGTGACGAGTCTATAGTTTATTCAGATAAGGATTTTTGTCGAATAAAGCCCATCTCAAATGATTATTCTCAAGAGATAAGAGATAAATACCAAGAATATTTTGAGAAAGTTTATAATAGATATGGATTTTCAGATTCAATAACTGCTTGGAACCTTATGAAGGAATTTTTGGTGGATGGATTTGTTGCTATGGAAATAGTGTGGGATGATAAGAATAAAAATATTATACACTTCAATAAATTACGACCAGAAACAATAGTGCCAGCATATGAACCATCTATTGGACATTTATGGATCCAATATCCAGAAGATCCTAAATTAAGAAGGATATTCATTGAACCACAAATTGTTTTTGTTTCATATTCAACTCAGAATGACTTTTCTGAAACTTCTTATGTTGAGGGACTCATAAAGCCATATAATCAACTTAAGATTTTGGAGCAAACTAGAGTTATGTATAATATTGTTCATGCTTCGGTATATCAAAAATTTACAATTCCAACAAAGGGACTTTCTAGACAAAGAGCAGAAGAACAACTGGGACAATTGATA